TTACAAAGACCCGGAAATGCCTATTTGGACGGAATGGATAGACGTTCCTATTGTAATGGAAGAGTGATGAAAGAAGAAATTTAAACATTTATGGGCGGGTGGTGAAATTGGTAAACACAGCAGACTTAAAATCTGCCGCTAACGCTTGCCGGTTCGATTCCGGCCTCGCCTACCAAAAAGAAGCCCCTCACATAGAGGGGCAAAACGGGAAGGCAACGAAGCTATGAAAATAGTACCAAAAAAAACGGTTAAAGACATTATAAAAGAACACTACACAAGGCAGGATCAACGAAACTATAAAGGTAAACCATGTTTACTCATGGAATTTTGGACTACTTATGAAGTGGGAACTGAGATACCTAGAGATGGCGAAACTTGTATCGACCTGGAGCAAAGACCAGTCAACTAAAGTAGGCGCAGTAATCGTTGACAGTGACAATACTGTTATATCAGTAGGGTTTAACGGTCTTCCAAGACGAATACAGGATACAGATCAAAGACTAAACAACAGAGATGTAAAGTTAAAGATGATAATTCATGCGGAGATTAACGCAATAATCACCGCAAAAAGACCTTTAAACGGTACAACAATCTACACTTATCCGTTTATGTCTTGCTCTCAGTGTGCTGGCCTTATTATTCAATCAGGTATTTGTAGGCATATTTCCTACAAAACAGACAATGAGAGATGGAAGGATTCTTTTGATCTAGCTTTAGAGATGTTCGACGAAGCGAGAGTGATAGTTAATCTACTGGAGGAACAATGAAGCTCTCTTACGAAGAAATTGAAATAATCCGAGACACTTTGGTTTTGTCTAAATTCCTAGACCCTGAAGAAGCCAATACCTTGTGTGATATGGCTTCTAGGTGTCTGGATTTAGAATATGAATTTACACCTGGATCACCTCACCACGGAACTCAAACGAATCCTCACCAAACTTGAGAGCCAATTCTGGCTGCAACAGGATTCCATTCTTATAAGTTAAAACGGCGAATCCTGATTGCCAGTTAGTCTTTTTGCCTTCTAAATAATTAACAAACTGCGGATCACGAGATGAATCTGCGGTCATTCCATGACGGACTGCGTACCTACGACCCCTTCTATCGTCGTAGGCTACAACATCAGCCCTATGATCGTGGCCTGTAACAATATTCACACCAGACTTTAGTGTATTGTTATATCCAGCATGAATTCCACCGTTTTCCCTATGCCTGATTTCAGTATGACTTTGCTGCCCTTGATTTACAGTAACAAACCAAGCCGGAGTCCATTCAGGAATATGGTCTTTAAGGTGTACGCCTTTTAGATTTCTCAATTCAGGTAGATTGGCAGCGATACGACTTTCCATCCTTAAATCGTGATTTCCTGCCGTCCATACTCTTTTCGAGTTAGGAGAGGCTTTAAGAATCTCACTAGCCCTATCTTGCACAGCCTCAATTTCTTCTGCGACAGAAGGTTTAGATTCCCATCCAATAGACGGAAACCGACTAATAGAGCTACCGTCAAAAGCATCACCGTTCCAAATAATTGCAAACGGTTTCATTTTTTTGGCTAGGTAAACAAATGCCCTGTGCATTACAGGGACGCTTCCAGGCCAATAATGTTGATCGCCAGCTACCAAGATAATACCGTTTTTGACTTCTAATTGAACCTCAACTCGATCGTCAGTAACGAGCATTGTTTGATCGTACTTTTTTCTATGTAACCTATCAAACGTAGGTAAAGTAATATTATATTTTTCCTCCATGTACCTACGTCTTCTCCGTACATTGGGTTCACGCATATCTAAATATTTTGCGACCTCAGATGTTGATTTAAATTTGTTCCATACATCTATAAATTCTTTATCAGAGCATTTTGGTCTCATATTCCGCCGTTCCATCCCATTTCTTTGCAAACTATCTCAGCAAGAGCCTCAAAGTTCGCATCGTGTAAGTGATGATCGCAGTCCGCGTTTTGTTCAAGCGCAGCATGGATCATTTCATGTGCGACTATCTTTAATATTTTTTCGATTGTTTTTGCTTTTTTATTTACTACAAGAACTTGGTCGGGCCAGTAATAAAGCCCCCAAAACTTATCCATGTTGAGAGCTTTAAACCTTACTTTAACAGGAAGTCGTATGTCTTTGAAAGCAGTCTTTTTTAAAAGATTGTAAGACGCTTTGATAGACTGTTCAGTAACAAGCATGTTACCCCGTTAGGTATAAATTTCTCTCGTCTTTGCGTCTTTTAACTAAACCAGGCAGTTCCCGACCAGCGGCTTTAGTCCACATCATAAACGAATCTGCGGCCCCCTCAAAATCGCCCCTATTATGTTTCATCCTGACACTAGACCTTTGAAGATTTCCTAGTCCTACGTTAAAACTAAAGGAAACCAGCGCATCAAAGCGAGACTGATTAAGATAATTAGGGCACAGTCGTAAAACACCCCTCTCAAAACGCTGTAAATCGTCTTTAAGCAGCTTGTCCACTTCATCTGGTGTCAGTACCCTATCCCAACCCTCCGGTATCGCCAGAGCCTTCCTATCCTCGAATTTGACGGATATATGCGAAGGATCTATTACGTGCCCAACTCCGACAGTCCATAAAAGGGCTGGACAGCGGTATGGTTTTAACCTTATTCCCTCGTGATGCTTAATAACCTCAATGGCACTAGGGCTTACTTTCATTTTTTTAATTTACAGTTGTCAAAATGATACCTTCGCATATTTCCACCGCCGCCAGAAATATAACAGTATGGGCAAACTACAATTTTTCGTTTTCCCTTACATGCGGCGCTTAAGACTTTTGAATAATTTGGATTTGCGTTTCGTTTTGCTGCGCCAATTACATAATTTTCTTTAATTCTAGGAGCCTTTCCTCCGGTATGATCTATTGCTACATTATATAAATCATCACCAATCCAACATTCAAGAGCAGCGGTTTCAAGTTCTCTAGCCTCTTGTTCGGTTTCAGTTATTTTTAATATTTTAAATTCAAAACATTCAACGCCGTATTTACGAGCATCTTCCTCATATCTTTGTTTGTGTAAAAAATTCAATGTTTTTATATAACATTTATGACTAGCAAGACGCCGCTCAACATTTATACTGCTACCAATGTATGCTTTTCTTGTAACTTTATTTATTACAGCATAAACACCTATCGTCATTTTTGAAATGCCCTTGTTCCAAAATGGAACGCAATAACTGATGCCCATATTGTTTGAGTTTCATCATCCCAAAGCTGGTCTAAGACAACGGTAAACTCTACCCCATGTTTTAAGGCATAGAAGAATCCTGCAATCTCAACAAAGCAAAACAGCATGAAAAGCCCGTAAGTAATCGCAGGACGGACTGAGGCGCGGAGATTGATAACCCACTGACTCGCACCTTTACCGATCTCAATGTCGTGTTTATAGATAGACTCACGTTCCTGTACGGCAGTCTGTAGGGCAATCTGATCGGTGCGAATTTCCTCGACTTTTTGTTGAGACAAGAAGCCAAGTTTCATGGCCTCAAGTTCTTTCTCCCTCTGCATCTGAGCAAGAGCTAACTCATGCTTTTTGTCTGACTTATCCTGGAAGAAATCTAAGAGTTTAGGAAGACCGCCGGCAAGAAAAGATACAAGAGTAGAAAATAAGGTGATCATTTTTTAACCTTTTTGCGAACTGGCTTAGAAGGAGTCTTATTCATCTTTGCTTTAATTCCAAGATACAAATAAAAGTAAGCAATAATCGCAATACCCAAGTCTTTAAGAATCCACAAAGGTAGATCAGAATCGTGCGGTGAAACGCCAGTGGTAAGGAATTCAATGTTTCTAAATGCCTGACAAACCAAACCAACTACTGCAACAATCAAACCTACCTTATGCCAAGCTGGATATAACCGCATCCTCTCTGATAAAGCTCCAACAAAAATAATAAGAGCAGCGGTTAAATCAACAACAGTAGCTAGAAAGAATAATCCAGTCATTTACGCTTCCTTCTGACAACAGGCTTTTTACCTTTCAATTCTTGCGCTACTTGTAAGATGTCTTGGCCTTCTCTTTTGTCGAAGAAATTGGCGATAAGTGAGATAACACCGACAGACAGAACACCGATACAATAACCAATACCCAAAGCAGTATCCGCTTCATTGATGTTTACCCCTAGTTGATTAGCAACAACACCACCTAGAGCAAAAGCGGCAGCAACGGAGATACCGCCAATTATTGCGCCAGCAGCAAGTTTTCCATGTTGATGTAATTTCTTTGGTTGCCAAAAAAACGAGATAGATAAACCACCAAAAAAACCAGCAATGCCCGTTAATAATTTACCAACAGATAAACTTCCAGCAATGCCTGATATTGGTTCTGCCATGATACAAACCTTTTTAATTTATCTTGGAATTAAGTTAACAAGACTAAATCCTGCTTGATTAAGTTTTCTAGATCCAATAGAACTAGAATAAGAAATCACTGCGTCTAAAATCAATTTTTGCCGAATATTTAATTTTGCCTGCTCAGGCATACGACCAGATTCAATTTGCCCTAATTGGGTATATAAATTATCAGCCTGATCTTTGCTAATCATTCCAAATTTCAATAATGGAGGAGCAATGGTTTCATTAAAATATCTTTGAGATCCCCTTGTTGGCATATCAGAAAGAATCTCTCTTACAGCATCAAATACCGCACCTTTTCCCGCCGGAGAACGAATGATAATTGGCGCGGCAATATTCCAGGCATTCATATTTCCTTCAAGAATAAGTTGTCGAACATTCTTAAGTGGGCCAACTGAACTGTTAAATATTTTGTCTGCTGCGTCCGCTGCTTCTTTAGTCACTGTTTCTGCTTGCGCCTGAAGTGAAGATGCCTGTAGTTCACCACCTGAACGTAAAGCAGATGCTCTTTGTTGCGCCTCTCTTTGAGAGGCGAGAGGAAGATCAACTTGTTGTTTTCGTAATGTATTAATGCCTTTGTCAATATTTAATATTGTTCTTTCAGAGTTTTCTAATGCTTGACGATATTGAACAACTTGATTCCTTATGTCAGGAACAGCAGATAGAAAGTCACGGTTTTTTGTTAGCCATGTATTAATTTGTTTTGCAGTAGTAAACGATGAAATTTCATCTGCAACATAGTCTCTTGCTGCACCAATAGCTAATTCTTTATTTCCAGTCAAAGAGACAAGAGAATTAAACGATTTTGGGCTTTTAAAGAAATAATCAGGAACAGATGCAGGATCAGCTTTTAATTGTTCTAAAGCGCCTGGATCTCTGGCAATAAGTTTTTTGCCATATTGAGAACTAAATAACTCCAGACCTTCTTTTGATGAAGCATAGTTATCAAGCAATTCAGCCTGTTTTGGGCCAACGTATTTTTTCTGAATGTCAGAAATTACACCATAGTATTTTCTGGCTGTATCTGCATCAATGGCAGCATATCCTTCAGGTGGTGTGCCGCGATAAA